CTACTAATGCTAATAAAGGAACATTAGTAAGATACTGCAGTAAGTTTAAATCTTCTAAGTACTTCTTCTTTATTTCCTGCGACCACTTATGTACATCTGTATGAAACCACAAAGCTGCATCGTGTAATTCTAAGTACATTGTGTAGTCGTCTCTTAAGACTACAGGTACTTTCATGTTAGGTCTTCATAATAAACGCTAATGCGTAGTATGGAGGCAAGTTAGCATTCGTACCACTTGATCCAGTAGAAGCATTAGTTGTAGCTACAGTGATGCCTGTTGTGTTTGTACCAGTAGGATCAGAAGTAGTTACAGGAGTAGCTGCTTGAAATCCATTTAGATATGGATAATCACCACCACTTCCTGCATAGTACTTAGCTACTGTATGATTATGTCCTGGGTCTGTTACAACGGATGTAGCAGTATGTGTATGACTTACAGTAATAGCGTCTTTAGAACCACCAGACTGGGTATTAGAACCAGTAATTGTAGAATATGCTATACCAGTAGAATCACTATGAGCACCGATAATAAACTTATTACGCAAGTCAGGAGTGCTGTTAGATCCATTACATAATACCCATCCTGAAGGGATACTAGCAATCGTACCAGACCACATAGAAATTAATCCACTAGGAATAGCATTAGCTATCACAAAAGCTGTGGTTGCTAATTGAGTAGTATTAGTACCAGCAGAAGCTGTAGGAGCTGTAGGAGTACCTGTTAAAGCAGGACTGTTAAGGTCTGCCTTAGATGTAATAGCAGAAGCTATCGCAGTAAACTCGGTATCAATCTCTGCACCTTTAATAATCTTGCCTGAGTTACCAGTAGGTAGTCCGTCTTTAGCTGTAAAGTTAGTTGCTTTTGTATAGTTTGCCATGTTATGTCCTTAGACTAGAGTCTTTCCTTGCTTAATTGCTACGTCTATTTTTTGAATTGAAACTGGATTACCATTAATATCTGCTTCTAAGCCTAATTGCATTACAGTACCTTGACCACCAGCATTGATATTAAAGCGATCTAAAACAATACCTGAAGTATATTCAGCGATGTTATACTCTGATGATCCTGGAATAGTATCTACAGTAGAGTTATTGTATTCATATATCGTAGCAGGGTCTAAGGTATACGTAGTAGCTTGGTAGCTTTCGCTATAATCAAATCCCCATTTAACTGCTACGGATTGATTTGTACCACCGATTAATATCCAGCCAATCTTTTTTAATAGTTTAAGTTTTGTTGAAGCCTCAAAGTCAAAGTAGTTAGTATAATAAGCAATACGATAACTAGATGTATTATCTGCATAGCCAAAGTACTTACCAATATATCCTGGTTTTCCTAAGTATAGATCTCTACCTTGTGTTACAAAGAATGACTTAGGTTCTATACTATCCCAGATTGTAACTCTCATTGATCCGTCTTGTAGCGGAGCACGAGTATCAAAGCAATATACAAACTTAGTTGTAGGAAGTGTTAATAAATATATAGCATCACGCTCATAGTAAACACTTTTAATCTTAGCTAAGTCTGTCTCTGAAAATACAGCAGACATTAGTTCATCACGAACATTCTTAGAGATGTCCCGCATTGGCATAGACTTCTCTTGGATTACTCGCTGTAGACTACGAACTCCTGAGTCAGATAAGAATAACACATCTGTTGCAATATTCTGTACTGAATCTCTAGCGATACATCCTACGTTATAGATAATCTCAACAAGAGTTAATGATCCTGTGTCTAAGGGATTAGCATAGATTGCTATATTTTTACGACCAAAGAAGATAATAAATCCATTGTGTGCTGCAGCAGCTACTACAGGGTCTCCATTAGGGAGAACTTCTTGTAGATTAATATAACCAGCAGTTCCATTCTGAAAGTCTGTACCAGCTAGTAAGTCGCTGAAGTAGACAGTCTGAGTGTCTCCTGAGATACCACCACACCATATTCTTCCATAAGCTGATAGTACCCAGCTAGGCATAAAGGTAGAAGTGCTATGATTAGTAGGCAATGCAGCAGCGTCTCCTACTCTTTGATAACCAAACGTACCGCTAGTGTGGTCATTAAAACCACCACCAGAAGTAGGTAACTCATGATACACTAGCATTGGGTGTGCAGCTTGTGCTAAATACACATGCGGCTGGAAGTCGCTAACGTCTCCGTAAGACATTGCAGCACCTTGCCAGTTGTTAGCTGTAATGGTATAAGTAGCATCACCACTGTTAGTAGCGTTACGAACTGTCTTAGTAGTCATCGTAGTTGTTCCTACGAATAACTTATTATTACCAGCACTTAACACTTGATTGCTACCACCATCTACTACTTCAAATATAAACTCTACTGCATTATCTGCTCCTAAGTCAGTATTAACTGAGGAGTTAACAGGAGTCCATCCACGTCTTGCTCCGATACGACCATACTTATCGATTACACAGTTCTGAGCTTTTAATGCAAAGCCAGAAGACAAAGTAATACTAGACTCTTGGAGGTTAAGTCCATAGAATCCAGGAGCTGCTATTGATGCTGTCTGTAATTGACTAGCCATTAGTTCCAGACCCATTCTTGTTCTTCTAGATACCGTCCTGATTCAAGTGCTATAGCGTCTGCAAGGCTTTGACGCATGAGTTGGTAGGTCTCCCCTGCCTGAACTCCTCCGTCTTCACCACGCTCTGCCTGAGCCCTTGCAAGAGCACCTAAGATTACAGGCTCTTCAGGAACTAGTAAGTTATCAGCGTTAGCTACTAATGGTATCTGTGGTTTAATAATGTTAAAACGTAGCTCATAAGCACCATTAGGAATGGGGTATAAGTCTACTTGAGTATCTCCGTTGGAATTCGTACCATTGAAGTTATAGTACGTAGGAGACCCCTTCTGAGGAGTAGTCATTAAGAACTGCTGATCCATCCACTTGGTAGAAGCTAGTTCTACAAAGCAATTCTGAGTATCGTTAATAACATCGATAACTCTAAATCTCTGACCTGAGCCTATTAAAACATAGTTAAATACGTCTGCTGTGGTGGTTGCTGATAAGGTATCAGACAAAGCATTCCAATTGTAGGAGTCCTCGACCACACGCTTAGAGTCATTGACAAATTTAGCAATCAATTTTACATAGGCATTGTCAGAGACCGAGGAAGCCTCAGGCTCACGAAGCCGTATCAGTACGTCATTTACTAAGGAAATGTAGTTCATATCTTATATTATACCATAAAATTGATTAAAAGTCAATACCTACCACTTAACTTTATCTGCCCAGTACGCAGCAGAAAGCTTACCTTTAGCGATATTCGTAGCATGTCGAGCTTTGAAGCTCTTCTGTCTAGCCTTCTCTGCTGGTGTCTTAGGGCTTGAACCTGCTCCGCTTACACCTTGTTGACCAAAACGAATAAGCTTCTCCGTATCTCCAGACTTAGCTAATACAGCATGGGACTTAGTAGGATGTCCAGGAGTACGCTTAGGTTTATTATACCCAGCAAAGGTTTCTTTACCCTTCTTAATCATTTCTTCTTAGCTGTTTTAGCAGCTTCCTTAAAAGCTTTAGCAGTAGGAGCACCCTTAGCCCCTACCTTACGCATCTTTTCGCCTGATCCAGCCTTGATACGACGACGCTTGGCTGCGATATTGGCATACAAGCCAGGCTTAGTAGCCACGCATAGCTCCCATCTTCTTCATTGGTTTAGCTACTACTTTAGCACCAGTCTTCTTAGCGTATGTCTTAGCTTGCTTCTTACCCTTAGTTGTATAGGGAAACTTCTTGTCTTTTACCATTGGCATATTATTTACCTTTCTTCTTGGGTTTAGCGGTTGATAATGCGATTGCGACTGCTTGCTTCTGTTGTCTTCCTTCTTTGACCATCTTAGAAATGTTCTTACTAATTGTCTTCTGTGACTTACCTTTAGCAAGTGGCATTGTTATTCCTTATGAAAACTGTTGTACTGAACTACGTTGCTCTATCTCTACAGTGATAATACAAGTTGCTGTAGAACCTGTCTCTGACTGTACTCTGATTTCATCACCTTCGTCTAACATTACATAAGCCTGTCCATCTATTCTGATAAACTCTTTAGCAGTTAAAGTATACTGAAACAATACTTCAATCTCAATATTTGCACTCTTATCGTACCACCAAGCACTAAACCATTTAGACGATGTGCTGTGGTTTGTAGCAAAGAGTAAACTCCATTTAGCAAGGCTTCTAGTAGGGACAGTAAACATAGTAGTCTTAGTATTAGCTACTAAGTTCTTACCTACGGAATGTGCTATACTCATTTAAGTACCAGAGTTAATAGTGTTATAATAATGAATCCAGCAGTACCAAGGAGAATCTGTTCTAGTCTCTTTAGTCTAGCGTGGATCTGTTCGTATCGAACCTTACAGACTTCTTCGTGGCTTAGGAGTTTTAATTCAGCTTCGCTCATTATTCAGTTCCTTCTGCTGGTAATGGTGTATTGCCCTCAGCTACCCACTTTAAGTATGCTTGGTAGTCGGTGTTGGCGGGGTCGAATGGGATGCAAGCGTTGTCTGACAATCTTAAAATTCTCTCATTGCTTACTAAATTATTTGGATTTTTTATTTGTTTATACATTTTTATAACTCGATGGATGCTACAATTTGAGCAAAAATATCATTTCCAGAAGCGGGTGTTGATGCTGGATACCATCTAGTTCCAGAAGTACCTGTTCTATAAGCGGATGCATCTAAGTCTGTTCCTGCATTATCATCTCTTGCTTTTCCGCTTGTTCCTGTTGCTGGTGAATATATTGTTATTGTTGGTGTGGCTCTCATTTGAACAGGGTAAGACCAATTAACTATTGGTCTATAGAGATTTCCAGTTCCTGACCCGCCAACTGAACCATTACTATCAACTGTTCCGGGCACTACACTAATATTGTAAGTCTTGCAGTAGTATCGTTGGCAAAGTTGCAGTTCTGTAGTGTAAGGTCTGTAATCAAAGCTAGTAGCTGTAGAGCCTACCTCTAGTTGAACTCCTGTGATGTACCATGTAGCATTTAAAGTGCCAATAACAGATACCGCACCTGTTGCCGATAAAAAGTTAGAACCAGCCCATGCTCCAGCAGTGCCACTAAATGAAGAACCAACACCTAGCCCAAAGAATATCTTTAATCCAGTACCATTGTCAGTTAGCCATGTTCCGCTTGTATCGCCAGTAACAGTTATTGTTTTAAATTCCCATGTATCTGCGACTGAAATTGAGTAAGTAAATGGATAAGAACGATTGTTTGCACTATTTCTAAATGCACCGCCAAAAGTGCCTGTTAACGAACTGCGTACCCAAAAAGATAATGTTACTGTTTTAGCGTTGGCTGTACCCCAATTTAAATCTGCAACATTAAAACCTTCAATCGATTGGCTAATTCCAGCATACTGAGAAGCAATTGAAGTATCTGCTGTAGTTGTAGTCCACTTTAAAGAATTTATAAAGCCAGCAGGAGCATTTGTATCTCGTTGTGCAGAATAAGCACCATCCGTATCTTCAAAAGCTATAAACCTATCAACAGGATATGCACCATCTGTTGTAACTGCACTACCAGCATTACGCTGGTCAATCACCATCGCACCGTTGATAATACGATTCTTAAATCCAAAGCTACTATCGGAGTTAAACTCTCCAGCCTGTGTAATTCCGTTTGAGCCGTCAATCGTGATTGGCATTATGCTACTCCTAATAATGCTTTAACTTCATCAGCAGTTAAGCCAAGTGCAGTTAGTTTAGATAGTGCAGATGCCTTTGCTGTTTCTTGTTCTTCTTTTCTAGAAAGTTCAGCCGTTTGTAGTTCCGCTAGTTTTGCATCAAACTCTGCTTTGCTTGGTTTTGTTACACCATCTTTAATAACAATAGCGTGTTCCCAGCACATACGCTGGTCATTAGGAATCTTATTACCATCTGCATCGTGCGTAGCCCAGCTATACCAATCAGGGGTATCTGGTCGCAAAGCCTTAAGTGCATTTTGAACAAAATCAATTTTCATGTTGATGCTCCAAGACGAATAAAGTTTACTGCGGTATTGTTTTCTACTGTTGAACCAGCCCAGTTTCCAGCAGTTCCTTCACATTCCTGTGCAAATCTTACTTTGCAGTTTGTTGTGCTTGTTACATTAAATATGTAAAAGTTGTAAAGATTGCCAACAGTAAAATTACTAGATACTTGAGAAATAAACTGAGTTGAAGCTGCTGCCACATCATAAGTTGAGTTATTTGTTGTAACCTGAATATAAAAAAGATGATATCGCTGACTACCATTAACAGCTGGTCTGCCCATCGCTTGAATTAACCAAGTTCCTGTGCTTGGAAATGTAAACACACCACTTGATTCAGTCATTCCTGTGCCAACATATCCAGCACCATAAGTATCACTTCTTTCCCAATTAGTACTAAAAACAGTACTAGATGTTGTAGTGGTTATGTTTGCGTTTAATCGCCATTGGTCTGCTTCAGTAACTCCAAGTCCTGAAGTAAGTGCCATAGTTCCAGTAGTAGATGGAACAGTAACTAAGTTACCACTACCTGATGCTAACTGTAATACACCGCTATTGTCAGCAGATTGGGTTAATCCACTTGTAGTTGTGGCTGTAATAATTGATGCCATTATGCTACTCCTTTGGGATACTTAGCTTTTACAGCTTGGACTTTAGCAAGCATTGCTTCAGCTTCTGCACCACCCTTCCATAATGCGTCTAGCTGGTCGCCAATGGGTGGGTATTCTGCGGCTCTTTTAGCAATATAAGCATGAGCATCTATATAAGCCTGAACTACATCTTTATCGTACTCAACAATATTCTCGTCTTTGTCATAAGCAACATCACCACGAACAGTTACTACGGATGGGTTTAGTTTGTAGATGGCATCAATCATGCTGCTATCTCCATAAGAGTAAATGAAGTCATCGTATTATCATTAGCAAATTTAACTGTATTACCTCCAGTAGTTGACCTAAAATAAACCGTATAAGTTGTAGAGGATGTTGTGGCTGGACTGTCTAAATACATACATGAACCAGATGCCTGAACCCTGCCACCATCAGAATACAGTTGGCTTGTTCCTCTTGTTGAAGCTAAATCAGTAGCACCTCTGTAGAAAGTTATTACCATTTGTCTGCCTGATGCTTGATTATCAAGGGTACAGCTTAACAATATTAAAATCTTGCTACTAGAACTTGTTGGGGTTATAGACGCAGAAATTCCTGTGGTTACATAACTAGAAGAACTTGTAGAAATCTCAGCACTTTGTGATTGAGTTGAAATGACTTGCAAAACTTTTCCTGTCTGCGAAGTTAAAGCAATAGTTCCGCTAGTAGCTGGTAAATTCAATACAGTACTTCCAGCAACGGCTGGTTCTTGTAATGTAATGCTTCCGCTAGTTGAGCCTTGTAATATGAGACTCATAGTATCACCCACCTTACTCCAGAGTTAACTGTAACTGAGAAACCAGAACCAATAGTAATAGCTCCTACGGACATACCATTATAAGTCATTGTAATATTCTCATCAATGTTTGAAGCATTATATGCAATTGCTTTTACTGAAGCAGTACCAAAGTATTGTCCACCAGCAACCGTAGCAGTAGATACAGCAGTTACTAAACCTTTACCGTTTACTGTGATTACTGGAATAGAACTAGAACTACCGAATGAACCAGTGTTGGAGTTTACTGTTGCAAGCGTTGCGTTAGTGATTGCAGTGCCAGTATTGCCTGACATCGTTAAATCACCACCAGTAACAGAGATAGAACCTGATACTGAAGCAGTAGATACTGCAGTGATTAAACCTTTTCCGTTAACTGTAATGACTGGAACAGCAGTGGATGATCCAAAAGAGCCAGTGTTGCTATTAACTGTAGCAAGCGTTAGTGAACTTGAACCAGCAGTGCTAGAAGCATCGCCAGAGAATGCAGGAAGTCTACCTGCGTCAAGAGTACCGCTAGATATATTAGAAGCGTTTAAGGATGTTAACGAAGCACCAGAGCCACTCGGACTTAATACATCTGTACCAATTACTAAACCTAAATTAGTTCTAGCAGTAGAAGCATCAGACGCACCAGTACCACCGTCAGCTACTGCTAAGTCAGTAATACCTGTGATAGAACCACCAGTAATAGAAACTGAACTAGCAGCTTGAGTAGCAATAGTGCCTAAGCCTAAGTTAGTTCTAGCAGTAGATGTGTTTGTTAAATCAGAAAGGTTATTAGCCTTAGTTAAGAATGTAGTACCAGATGAATAAGCATCGACCCAAGCAGATCCTGTGTATACCTTCATTGCTCCAGATACAGAGTTGAAGTATAATGCTCCAGCAACTAAGGCATTACCATCGTTATCTAATGTAGGATCAGAAGTTTTAGATCCTAAGTAACGATCATCAAAGTTATCGTATGCTGTTAAGGTTTGATCTCTTGCTGTCTCAGCAGCAGTCTGAGCAGTCTGTGCTGCAGTCGCTGAAGTAGCTGCATTGCTTGCAGAAGTACTTGCATTGGATGCAGACGTAGAAGCAGCAGAGGCAGAACTACTTGCGTTAGATGCTGAGGTGCTTGCTGAGGAAGCTGAGTTACTAGCGTTAGTTGCTGAAGTAGACGCAGCAGATGCTGAGTTACTTGCATTGGTAGCAGATGTAGAAGCTGCACTTGCAGAACTTGCAGCATTGGTTGCAGCAGTCTCTGCATTGGTTTCTGCTGTTTCTGCATTAGTCTCTGCAGTCTCTGCGTTGGTCTCTGCAGTTTCAGCGTTAGTCTCTGCTAGTTCAGCAGCAGCTTGAGCTGCCTCTGCAGCTACCTGTGCAGCAATAGCAGCATCTTTAGCTTGCAGTGCTAGTAAGACTTCACTAGTTGCGTCTCCTACAGCGTCACCTGCTCCACCTGCACCACGATAAATTGCCAAGATCTATCTCCTATATTTGTTTAAATACACTCAGCGAATGCACTTAAAGAAAACTCCCCAGCCGAAGCTGGAGAGTCTTAGGAACTACTATTAAGCGTTTACAGCAAGTACGAAACCAGCTTCTGGACGTACAGTCTTCACACCGAACAATGTGTCGGCAGTGTAGAGTGTAGACAGATACTCTTGTTTGTACTGAGTCTGTGAACGAACAGATAACTGCTCAGCCAATACCATTGCATCTTTGTGTGCAAGGATAGCTGCTTTGATGTCGCCACCAGCAGTAGCTGTGTTGTTTGCATCAGTCTCGATGATTGGGCAGTTGCTCGAAACGTAGATGTCGATACCATAGAGGCTACCGATCTGACCATTCTGAACACCACGACCATCAACGAAATCAGAGCTGTTGTAACGATCAATACCCATGATAGCAGCACGTAGTGATGGAGGAACAACGAAGAAGCGACCATCCATTGGAACGTCAGCGTCATCAACGAGCTTGATCAAAGCACGGAAACCAGCATCAGTAAACACGTCAGCAGGAACTACAGTGTCTTCTGCGTAAGCAGTTAAACCAGTAGAAG